TCAAACCGCGCCCGTCTTCAATCCCTTGCGCAGAAAGATGATAGCCAGCGCTTCGAGAATGAGATTGCCTGCTGCGCCGCCATCGAGCGATGGCAAATCCACGCCCAGCACCTGCGCCAACCCCGCCAGCAGCATGAACGCCGCGACGATATAAGTGCGATAGCCCGAGAAAACATCCATCGGCAGTCTCCTTTGCATGGAAGTGGAATTTTCGACGGCGCCCAGCGCAGCCGCGCGCACGGCGGCCACACGGCTGGTCCAGCCGCGGCCGAAAACCGGAAAAGTCGCGAGCCCGCGCAGGAAGGTGAGCCGCCGGTCGCAAACTGCGTTGATCAGCGCCCTACTGTCAGCCGCACCAAGCGCCGCGAGCGTCTTCGGCCCGACTTCACCATCCGCCGCGACGCCGAGCGCCGCCTGCAAGACGCGCGCCGCCCGATCCGGCCCGGAATTGACCGCAAAATCAAACACCGCGAGGTCCACGCCCGCCGGCATCGCCCCGGCCTTACAAGGGTTCCAGTATTGTGCCCGATAGATCTGCGCCGCCTCGGCCCGGCTCAGCGCCTTCACCGCGCTTTTCGGCAAGTCGGTCCAGGGCGAAATTTTTCGCCACCGCGCCAGTGTCTTGCGCGTGATCCCCATATTCGTCGCGCCGCCAGGATCGCTCGGATGGTCGCTATAGTCCCCCTCGTGCTTCAGCACCTCCTTGAGGCACCGCTCAAACCGCTCATCCGCCATAGCCCTGCTCCCGTGCCTGCCCCGCTCCCAAAGCCGGGCTCACCTGCGCCACCGTGTAGACAAAGCCCGTCGCCGCACCGCCAAAGTCGGCCACCTGCTCGGCGAGGCTATAGCTCGCCTGCGCGGTCCCGGTATCGATGACGCGCTTGACTGTAGGCCCATCAAAAATCGACAGCCGATAGTACTCCGGCACCACATCGAGCCCCGGCTCCGCCATGCCCCAGGCATCATCATCCGCCCGGCTTCTTCTGATCCAACTGAAGGCGATGGCCCCGTCACTCAGCCGCCTGACCCGCAGATGCACCGGCGCCAAGGGTAAGGCCGCCGCCACCGGGGTCACGGCCGAAACCACCTGCCCCATAAGATCAGTGCTGCCGGCATAAGCCCGAACATCCCGCGCCTCGCCCAGCCATCCCGTCTCCACCGGCACAGCATTGACGCGTCCATCGAGCACCATGACACGACATCCCGCCGAAACCGGCCCCACCGCCCCATCCGTCCCGCTCAGTCCACGCAACAGCCTTGAAAGCCGATACACCCCCGGCTCGATGAGTTCAGCCTCGGCAAAGCCGATCACCTCCCAAGCCCCCGCATCCGTCTCGACCGCAATCCGATTGCCACCCGCCAAAACCGCCGGCTCAGCCCCATCGGCCAAATGCCCACCATAAAGCCGGATGGTCAGCGCATTGCCCCGGTCCCAAACCGCCCGCGGCCCAGCCCCAAACGCCTCCACCACCTCTCCCAGCGTCGCCGGCCGTTCGACCTGCGTCAGTGCCGCACCTGTCGCTGCATCCACCAACCGCACCGTCCCTGGCCACGGCCGCGCAAACGCGCCTACCACCAAGCGGCTGCGCGTAGGATCACCAGGCACCGGCGGCAAATGCGCCAGCGCAATCATCGGCGTCGCCGCCAACCCCGCCACCGGCGCAGGAGCCGGTGGCCGCGTCAGCCCCGCAGCCGTCGCGACCCCAGCCGCCACCGCCCGCGCCGTCACCCGCCGCACCAGCCCGTCCCGGATTTCCGTGATCTCAAACGGCCCCTCAGCCAGCCCCTCCACGGTCACCCGATCCCCCGGCTCCACGGCAAGGAGGCTCGACGGCAGCGCAAGCTCGACTGTATCAAGCGACGCTGCCCGATCATCGAGCAACCGCTCTGACGCCAGCCTTGCCCCTGCCCCATCGAGCACCATGGAGAGGCTCTCGCTGACCAGCGGCCCCGTCCCCGGCCGGATCGACGTCGCCGTTGCCACCAGATAATCGCGGTCGCGGTCGACATGGCTCAGCGCCAATCGCGCCGGCCGCTCCTCCGCCGCCGCCCGACGGCGCGCCAAGATCGGCCCCTCGCCCTCCGCGAGCGCCTCGTGATCGAGCGTCACCGCCGCCGATCCACGTCCCGAGACAGCCGTCAGCACGCCCTGCCGGGCCAACAGCCTCTGCCCCGTAATCTCCAGCAGCGGCTCCAGCGCCTCTCGCGCCGTCCCCGGCGATGCCAGCATCACGCCAGTCACCATCGGCTGCACTGCGCCCGAAACCAGCGTCACCCCATGATCCCGCGCGATTGCCGCAGCCAGTTCGTCCGTCGCCATGCCGCCCAGCCGCCCGGTCAGCCAGTGCCCCGTCAGATGGTTTTGTCCATCCGCCCAGACCTCGGTCAGCGCCGGAAAGGCCGGATAAGGCCGCGCATCCCAGGTCCAGCAATAGATCCGCTCGACATCGACCATGCCCGACGGATTTTTCGCGGGATCACTCCAATGCCGGTAGTGCGCCCGCAGATATTGTCGCTGCATCAGCGCATCGGGCGCCCCATTGGAGAAGTATGGCCGCCCACCCTCGGCGCTCTTGGCGTCGCCAAAAATATTGGGCTGGTTCGCGCCCTTGTCGACCGCCGCGCAGCCCAATTCCATGAGCCAGATCGGCTTCGCCCCCGGCACCCAGGCCGTCGGCACAGCCGCTCGCACCCCACCCGGCCGGTTGAAATGCTGCTGGCTCCAAAAGCTGACCAGATCCTTGAACCGCCAGATCCACGGCTCGCCATATGCGCCATCCGCAATCGGCGTCCGCACCTGGTTCAGCCGATCGGTGTCGCTCGCATAGAACCAGTCGAACCCCTCGCCCCCAGCGATATTGCCGCCAAGATAATTGAGATCGTGAATACCACCTGTCGCTGCATCGAGATGCCCCTCGCCCTCGCGCCAATCGGTCGCCGGCATGTAATAGTCGATCCCAACCGCATCGATGGCAGCCGATGCCCAGAGCGGATCGAGGTGGAAGAACTTCTCGCCCCCGCCCTGCAACCCGGCATATTCGCTCCAATCCGCCGCATAGGTCAGCTTCACGCCGGGACCGACCAGCGCCCGCACATCGCCCGCCAAGGTCAGCAGTGCCGAAACGAACGGAAAACTATTCCCCGCTCCGCGCACCGTCGTCAGCCCGCGCATTTCCGAGCCGATGATAAACGCCTCGGCCCCGGCCTCCGCCGCTAGGCCCGCATAGTGCAGCACCATGGCGCGATAACCCTGCACGAATGCTGCCACTTGCGCCGCAGCCGCTGCGCTCCCATCGGGAGACCCCGCCCGTCCAGCCGCCGGATGACATGTGATCCGCCCGCGCCACGGATAACTCGCCTGCATCGCCCCGCCATAAGGATCGGGCAGGCCATTACCCGCCGGCACATCCATCATCACCATGGGATAAAGCGTCACCGAAAGCCCGCGCGCCCGAAGGTCGGAAATCGCTGCACGCACTGCTGCATCCGATGGCGTACCGCCATAAGCCGGCCCGCCCGCATGGCTCGACACCACCGGCACATCCCCGCGCGAAAACCCCGCGACGCTCCATTCGACGCCCTCGACCACACGCTCCGCCGCCTCCACCCGCGGCCCGATGGCGCAGGACCCACAGCGCAGATCGTCCCCAAACCAGGCCACCACCAGCGAAACATGTTTGAGGTTCGGGCAAAGCTCCTGCAGCTCGTCGATCGACACCGTCCAGTCGCTGACACCGGGCAGCACATGCGCGTTCTCGGCCTGGCCCGTCCCCCGTCCCAACACGCGAAAGCGCGGCACCGGGTCATAACCAAACTCGGTCGCGCCGGGGATCACCGTGATCGCCCTCATCGCGGGCTCCAGCTCACCCACCGGCCGGCACAGCTCGACTGAAATCTGCGGAATGCGATTGCCGAAGCGCGAGAGCGGCAGGTTTTCGAACACGATGTAGCAAAGCCCGCGGTACGCCGGCGCCTGTCCCGTCCCCTGCGTCGCTTCGATCAGGCTATCGGGCGCCTGGTCCTCGCTCCCCGCATAAAAGCGGAAATTGAGCCCGCGCGTATCGAGCAATTGCCCATCCGCCCAAATCCGCCCCAGCCGCGCCGCAGTCCCTTCGCAAAAGCCGATGGCAAAGCTCGCGCCGATTTCGTCGTCTTCCTCCTGCCCAAACCCCTTGGCGCCCGACGTCTCACCCCCGAGCCGCTCCAGCTCCCGCGCCCAGATGATATTTCCGGCCAGCCGCCCCCAGCCATAGAGCCGCGGGATCGGCACGCCCTCCGCCGATCCGCCAATGCGGACGTCAAAGGCGCGCTGCTGCGGCTTTTCGCCAAACAGCATCCCATCGACAGCACTCCCCGCCAGCGCCCCCAGCGCCCGCCCGATCGTCGCCCCGATCGGCCCGCCCACCAGCGCCCCGGCAAACTGCCCCGCCAAGGATAAAGCCAAAGTCGCCATGTTTTTGGTCCTGTTATTGAGATGTGGTCGCTACGGAAACACGAACCTACCGCTCACCCGCTTCACCCAGCCCGGCGTCAAATTCGCCTCGACTACGCCGAGCTTTTCCTGCGCATGGATGAACCGATCGGCTCCAACCAAAATCCCGCAATGCCGCGCCTCGTCGAGCCCATTGAGCCGAAACAGCACCACCTGTCCCGCCTCAACCGCCCCCTCCGCCGGCAGCAAAAACCGCTCCGCCGCTTCCCGCAGCGCCCCAGCATGCTCCGGATCTCGCACACTCGCTCGATAGGCGGGAACCGTCACGGGCTCCTCGCCATAAAGCGCCCGCCAGACCCCGCGCAGCAGCCCTAGGCAATCGCACCCCGCGCCCTGTGTCGAAGTCCGATGCCGATAGGGCGTGCCGAGCCAGGCCCGCGCCGCCGCAACCACCGCATCCCCGGTCATCGCACCACCGCCCGCCCATCGAGCGCGTCGCCCTCGCGCGGATAGCGCAGCACGAAGTCATTGCCCGGCACATGCGGAAAGCCGCGAAACCCCGCGCCATTGCCGAATTTGTCCCGGCACGTGGCAAAGCGCCGGTCACACCCTGCCGTGACCTTCAGCGTGTCGCCCGGCAGCACCCAATCGCCCACCCGCTGCCCAAATCCGATGAGATCGCCAGCGCCACTCTTGCGATGCGTCAAAACCGCGTCCGCCAGCCCGCTCTTCTTCCCCGAAGCCCAATGCCCCATGCCAAAGGCAAACCAATCCTCGGCAAAACCGCCGAGCCCACTGACCTCCACCCGAAACGCATCAATGACCGCGACCACTGTCGCCACCGCCCAGCGCCCCGGTGCACCGAGATCGACACCACACCGCGCATCCCCCACCACCGCATCGCACAGCCCCTGATAGAGCCGGCCGCCGGTCTTATTCAGCGCTGCTTCCGCTGAGCGCAGTTCCGCACGAAAAATCCCATCTTCACGCACGATCTCGCCGATCGTATCGACCCGCAGCAGCAGTCGCTCCTCCGGCGCCTGCCAGTTCACCCGCCAGGTCTCTACCCGCGCGCCATCGTAGCGCCCGAGCAAGATATCGTCCTCGGCAATGGCGGCATCATCGAGAATGCCCAGCACCTCGCCCGTCTCCACCTGCGCCCCGAGCCGCACCGGCACCTCGCCGCCCTCAAGCCCATGCATCGGCCGGCACGCCGTCCCCTCGACCACCAGCTCCAGGTCGTGATCGGTAAATCCGAGCACGACCCCATCGGATCGCAACACCCGCCAACAGGTCGCCAGCGTTGTCTCGCCCTGCGCCAGATGGGCTGCCAAACCCGCGCTCACCGTCTTCATGGCAAGATCTCCACCAGCGGGATGTTTGGCGCCTCGGCCGCATCGAACCCCGACCATTCGACATCGAGCCGATCGGTATCGAAGCGCACCGGCACATCGAACAAAAACCCCGCCGTCACCGCCGCTCCCGCACTCGGCGCCACGGCAAAGCTGACAATCCCCGTCGTCACGTCAACGCTCCAGCCACTCATCGCCTCGACACCCGCCACCGCCACGCGCACCGAGCCCGAAACCGGCTTCCGGATTGGCCGCTGATAGGGCGCAAAGCTCGCCCCATAGGTTTTCATCAGCTGAAAACTCTTCGTCGCGCCATCGCCGGTCCCGATCGCCTGATCTCCTGGCATCGGCACCCCGCCACCCGATGAGTGATCCATCCCGTCGCGCCACAAAAACCCATGCAACCGCCCGCGTCTTTCCTCGAAAAACGCCAGCACCGCCTGCATATCCGCCCGCGATTTCACCCCATAACCGGCATTGTACTTCCGCTGCGAATGCGCCCACCGGCCATTGCGCTGCTCGCCTCCGCCCGCGAGGGTGACGACATCCGTCTTCCGCTCCGGCCCACCCCGCGCCCCCAGCGCAATGTCGAGCGGAAACCGCACATGATGAAATGCCATTCTTTTGCTTCCCCAGTCTCGGTCCTCCCCTCGCCCCTTGCGGGAGAGGGACAGGAATTTTGCGTTCAGCAAAAATCCAGAGTGAGGGGTTCTCTCCTCCGCAAAGGAGCGCACTGATAGCGCTGAGAAATATCCCTCATCCCAACCGCAATTCGCAGCTGCGCATTCGGTGCCCCCTTCGGGGCACCTTCTCCCGCAAGGGGAGAAGGAAGAAGCTCAGCTTCCCCTCGACCCCCGCCTGACGGCCCTCAACAGCATCGCGCTCACCTCCGCCTCGCTCGCCGCAAAGCTTCGGGCATCGCTCGCCGTCACATTGAACGTCACATTGACCCCGCCACCGCCGCCTGCGACGCCGAGCCGACCATCCGGCCCGCGCGCCAATGGCATGATCGCCTCCGGCCCCGCCTCGCCCGCCAGCCCGATGGCCCCACCCATCGGAAAATAGGTCGGCGCCGCAATCACCCCGCCCTTCGCGTGTGGAATGATCGCTGGATTAAGGCCCACAAACAGCCCCTCCAGCGCATTGCCCGCGAGCGTTTCCAGCGGCTTGAACGCCGCTTTCAGCGCCATGTCGGCAAAAGCCCTGCCGACGCCGACAATCACTGACTCCAGCGATTTCCCATCGAGGAGCGCACTGCGAAAGCCGGAGGAGATCGACCGCGCCACCCCATCCGCCAGCGAATGAATGCGCTTGATCTCGACGGACACATCGCCGAGCTCGTTCCTGAAATCCTCGTCGAAGAGATTATCTGCCATCTGGGAAGCGCTCCATCAGCGCTTCGAGCCCCGGCCGGTCCATCGACCCCGCCCGCTCGCCCACCACTGCGCCCCAGGCTGCCGCCAGTTCACGCGGGCTCATTTTCCAAAAAACCTCGGGCGGCAGACGCAATACGCCTAAACCAAACTGCATGGTGTCCTTCCAGGGAAACGGCCTCATGCCGCTTCCCCAAACGTCGCCTGCAGCAAGCGCACGGCAATATCAGCCGCCCCGCGCAACCCGCCCTCGACACTCATCTGCGCCAGGTCATCATCGGAAATGGCATTGCCACCCCCGCGCAACCCTGCCCCAATAATCGCCGTCAAATCCCGCGCCGAAATTTTCCCGCCGGCAAACCGCTCGGCCAGTCCCGCGAGATCCCCCGCACCCAGCCGCGCCTCCAACTCCGCCAGCGCCCCCAGCGTCAGGCAAAGCGTCCGCGTCTCGCCACCGATCTCGGCAGCGATTTCTCCTCGATGAATGTTTGGCATTTTGTCTCCTCAGAAAAACGTCGCGCAGCGACACCTCACCCTCGGGGGGAGAGGTCGACCCTCTTGGGTTCACCGAATTCGCGTCTGCGAATTCGGTTGGGGTGAGGGGGCCTTCCCTAAGCCGCCACGAACGTCACTTCCCCGGCACTTTCTAGCGCCAGGTCGAACGTCACTTCCCCCGCATGGTCAGCCGAAAATTCCAGCGCCACGATCTGGAACGGCCCCTGCACCGTCCCAAAATGCGGCAGAATAAGCTGCCAATTCCGGATCGTGCCGCCAAAGAAAAGGCTCCGGATGAGCCCATCCGAAGCCTGGTCCTTGAACACCCCGGCCCCCGAAACCGAAGCCCGCTTGACCCCGCCGCCCGCCAGCAATTCCCGCCAGCGCCCCGCGCTTTCCTGGTCCGTCGTATCGACACTCGCCGCATTGAACGCCAGGCTCCGCGTCCGCAGCCCCGCCACCGTCAGAAAACTTCCCGACCCCGTCTGGTCGAGCTTTAAAAGCATATCCTTGCCGCTCTGCGCTGCCATCTTGTGTCTCCCACCAAAGTCCCCCTCATCCGGCGCTTCCGTGCCACCTTCTCCCGAGAGGGAGAAGAACAGACCGGCGTTCACCTCTTATTCCTCGCCCCCTCGAGGAGAGGTGGCCGAAGCGAAGCGGAGGTCGGTGAGGGGGATGCCGTCACTCGCTCAAAAACCGCAGCAAAACCGCCGCCCGCGCCTGTCCTGTCGCCGTATCGATCACCGTCTCGGTCCGCACATGCTCGGCCAGCGTCACGGCCAACCCCACCGGCGCCAGCCCAACCCGCGCCGCCATCACCCGCTCGGCAATCGCCAACGCCGCCTTCCGGCTCGCCCGATCGGCCCAGCAATGCACCATCACCCGATGCTCCTGCCCCGGCGTCCCGTCGCCATCGGCCTGGCGCGTATCGTGCCGGTCGATCACCACATAAGGCGCTGGCCTATTCTGCGGCGGTGCATCGAACACCCCGCCCGCCCCAATCAGGGCGGTCAGCGCAGCATCCGCCTCAAGCGCCGCCACCAGCGCCCCCTGCAGCAAAACGATCGGATGGCTCATCCCGTCACCTGCGTTTCGCTGCACGAACAGCTCAAATAGGCTCGTCGCCCATTAAGATCCGCCGCGCTGACCACATCGAGATTGCGCCCGCGATAGATGATCCGGTCCCCCGGCCCGAGATCAGGCCGAAACCGCAAAACCACCGCATGCGAAATCGCCACCATGCGCCCATCGGCATTGCTGCCCTGACGCCCGGAAAGACTGCGCACCCGCGCCCAGGCATTGCCCAACGGCACGAATATCCGCGCATGCCCGCCTTCCGGCTCCGCCACGCTTTCGCGCCGCCTGAGCTGCACCCGATCGGTCAGCGTCCCGATCGGCGGCACCGCCTCACTCACAGACGCACCCGCTTATGCGCCGCCACCAGCCGGTCAAACCCCGTGGGGACCACCGCCCCCGAACCCGCCACGATGACGGCATCGCGATGCTCATGCCAATGCGCGATCAGCCCCAGCATCGCCTGTTTGAGATCCGCCGGCACCTCGTCCGGTTCGGTTCCAAACCCCGCGACATAATCGATTTCGATCCCCTGCCGCTCCTGCAGCGCCGGCATGCCAACCACGACGCGCGGTACCATCAAGCGATCGGGCTCGGACCGAAACTGATCGAGCGGCAATTCATGGCTCGCACCATTGCCATCGGTCGCCAAAATCTCGGTCACCGCAATAAGCGGCGCCACCGGCAGCTTGACGACACCATTCTCCGGCCAATCGTCGAGCACCACCCGCCAACTCTGCGCCAACAGCGCCTTGCCAGTGATGCCCTCCACATGCAGCCGCGCCGCCCCGATCAGTGTCGTGATCAGCCCGTCTTCCGCACCATCCTCGACTTTCAGAAACCCCTTCGCCTCGACAAGCGAAACCGGCTCCTCAGCGGGCCCCGCCAGGAGATAGGACGTCATATTTTTAATCCTTGTTTGGGAACGCCGCGGCACCCCACCCTTCCTCCCCCTGATAGGGGGAGGGGTGCTGCGGTGGCTCTCCGCCGTTATCTCTAACTCGATAGGTCCCTCCCCCCACCAGGGGGGGGCTAGGCGGGGGTCAGCTGACACCAAACTTGAGCAGCTTGATCGCGTCATAATCCGCGATCCCGCCCCCAACCCGCTTCGTCGTATAAAACAGCACATAAGGCTTGCTCGAATAAGGATCACGCAAGACGTTCACCCCCTGGCGATCCACAATCAAATACCCGCGCCGGAAGTCACCAAAGGCCACCGAAAGCGAATTCGCCCCCACGTTCGGCATGTCCTCCGCCTCCACCAGCGGAAAGCCCATGAAGCTGGCACGGCCATCCGCAGCCGCCGCCGGCTGCCAGAGATAATTGCCGTCCGCATCCTTGAGCTTGCGCAGCGACCCCTGCGTCTTGCGGTTCATCACCCAGGTCGCGTTCTGGCGATAGCCGGCCTTGAGCGCATAGACGAGATCGATCAGCACATCGCTGGCATTGCTCGTCGGCAGCGCACCCGCCGCACCCGTCGCGACATAGCCGAGATTACCCCAGCTCCAGCTCGTCTCCGCCACCGTCGTCGCCGCGAGGAACCCCGTCGGCTTGTTGACGCCATTGCCGGTCACAAAAGCCGTCGTTTCCTGCGCCGCAAAAGCCGCGTTCACCTCGTCGGCAATCCACTGGCCGACATCGACCGCGGCATCGTCGAGGAAAGCCGTAGTCGCCGCCGGCATGGCGTAGAGTTCGGTCGTCGGATAGGTCAGTTCCGCCAGCGTCTGGCTCGACGTCGTCGGTCGGCTCGCCGCCTCGCCCACCCAGCCCGTCTGCGGTCCGGTCACCGTGATCGGGCGCTTATAGATCGAGGCCGAAACCTGGCGCACGCCTGCGATAGCGCGGATCGGTGAAATGCCCGTCATCAGCCGGGTGATTTCCACCTCGACCTCGCTCGGCACCACATAGCCGCCATCGGCGCCGACGCCGACCTGCAGCGCCTTTTCCTCGCCGCGCTTCACATAGGCCGAAAAGGCTTCCTTATATTCGCCATTGGGCACCGCGCCCTTGCCCTCGAGCGCCGGGCGGCCACGCTCCGCCGTCGCGCGATCGAGCGCCGCTTTCTGCCCGTCGAGCACGGCATTGAGCTTTTCGAGCTTGCCTTCCAGCAGCCCGTCGGCCGTGCCGCGCTTTTCAATTTCCTTCAGGCGCTGGTCATTGGTGCGCTTGAACTCCTCGAAAGCAGAGGAAAATTCGCCAAACAGCGCGGCAACGTCAGTCCCCGCGCCGGCCTTGGTTTCAAGTCCGTCGTCAATCCGATCCATGTCGGCATCCTTCTATCGGTTACGGATAGTTCTCGTGGCGGCCGCAATGGCGGCGCCGGCCGAAATGGGAACAGCGATCCGCGCCGCCTCCATCATCGGAAAGGTCACGATCGAAATTTCATAAAGATCGATCTCGTGCAGCAGCCGGTTCCCCGCCTGCCGGCTGGCTTTCACGGTGCGAAAGCCGATGGAAAGCCCATCGAGCGCCTCGGCCTCGATCAGGCGTTTGAGGGCATCCGCCCGCGGCACGCCGGGCACGAGCCGCCCACGCGCAAAAAGCCCGTGAGAATCCTCGCGAAGCTCCTCCCAAAAGCCCACCGGCTCCTTGGGATCGTGCTGAAACAATAGCCGAATGCGCCCTGCGCGGCTCCTGAGGCTTTTGGCAAATGCCCCCGGCAAGACAATATCGCCGCCGCTATCGAGCCGGTCGAACACGCTCGCATATCCCGCAAAGCGTCCATCGGCATCGACAGGAATTGGCCCCGCCATCAGCGCTTGCTCCCAGCCCGCCCCTGCGGCCGAGCGGCAGATCGCCCCGACGGTTTCGCCATCGGCTTCCCCTTATCCGCCAGCGTCCCCGCCAGGTTCCAGGCAAATTGCCGAAACGTCTGCACCGCCGCCTCTCGCCCCTGCTTTTCCGCCATTACTCGTCCCCCCTGCGAAAGAGCCTATTGAGGCTCGCAATCTCGCTCACGAAATCATTGAACCGCTTATTCCCCGCCGCCATCTCCCGCAGCGCCCAAACCAAGAGCGAACTCGCCCCCGTCGCCCACAAAAACAGCGCCAGATGCGCAAGATCCCCGCGCTCGACGATGGTTTTCGTCAGATCGTCCATGATGTGTCCCCCTCAGCGAAGTCAGGTGGGCGAGACACCAACCATCTCCCGCTTCTCCGCATCGCTCAAAAAGTCCGCGCCCCCAACCCTCGCCCAAAGCGCCGCGCGATCCTCCGCCAGCGCCTCGACCTCGTCGAAATCCGGCACGACCTGCGCGCCGTCGAATGCCGGCCCCAGCCACAGGCTCAGTTCCTGCGCCACCCGCACCACCAGCGGCACCAGGGTTTGCCGCCACAGCGCCCGATTGGCCTCGGCCATATTGGCATAGGTATTGTCGCCCGGAATCCCAAGCAGCATGGGCGGTACGCCGAAGGCGAGCGCAATGTCCCGCGCCGCCGCATGCCGCGCCTCGATGAAATCCATCTCGCGCGGGCTCATGGCGATGGCCTTCCAGTCGATCCCACCATCGAGCACCATGGGCCGCCCGGCATTGGCGGCGCCCGAAAAATTCTCTTCCAGCTCTTCCTTGAGCCGTCGGAACTGTTCCTCCCACCGTGCGCCCACCGGCCGTATAGTCATAGCCCACCGGCCAGCCGTCACCACCTGAGAAGACCCGCATCCGATCGGGCCGCAGCACAAACAGCGCCTTCACCCCGCCATCGACGATCCCGGCCTGCAGATAGGCATTCCCCGCCGTCTGCAGATAGGCATAAACCGCCTCCAGCATCTCCGCGCCCGATTGCCGCCCATTCGGCCTTTGTAGCAGCGCCACCAGCGGATGCTCGCTCACCGCCTTTCCGTCCACCCTGACCACCAGCGGCACCCGGTTCGCCGTCTCGGCAATCAGCCGGACGCAGCGATAAACCACCGGATTACGCATAAAGCCCTGATTGACGAGGCTCGCATAACCCCGCCCACTCCACTGCGCCGGCCCCAAGGCGCTCAACGTCATCATCGATTGCCCGCCAAAACTCTTCGTTTCGCTAGGCGTGTTCTTCCCTCCGCCAAACAGGCGGCCCATCCAGTTCGGCATTTTTTTGATCCTTAGATTACCCGCACCCTCGGCCCCTGTCCCTTGAGCAAAAGCTCCGTCAGCGCCCATACCAGCGCATCCACCCGGTCCGGCGAATGTCCATCCGCCTTGCCATCCGGCCCAAAGGCACAGAGCTCATCCTCAAGCGCCGTCAGCCCCTCCACATGCCCGATGAGTCCCCGTGCATAAAGCGCCGCCACCGGCTCCGCCCGCACCCACTTGCCCCGGCTCGCCCGCACCTCGATCACCGGCACCGTCGCCTTCACCTGCGTAATCAGCCCCTTCACCAGGTCCCCGCCCTGGTTCACCTCAACGACTATCGCGTCCGCCTGATGCGCCTCATACGCCGCCACGGCCCGCCTCGCCCAGGTCAGCGGCGCCACCCCCTTGAGCGTCGCGTCTTCGAGCACCACCGCGCCCTCGCCACTGCGGCCCACAACCACGATCCCGCACGCATCCGAGCGCGCCGTCCCCGTCACCGGCGGATCGACCGCCACGACGATCCGCCCGTCGATCACCCCGCCCTCGCGGAAAATCCCCCGCTGCCAGAGCGCATCGGGTCGATCCTCGATCAGCTCGCCCTCAAGCTCCTGCCGTCCCAGAACCGTGCCACGATAGCGCGCGACAACGGCGTCCAAAAACGTCGGCGCCAATTGCGCCTTGTTTTCCTCCGTCGTGATCCGCACCGTCACCGTCTGCGGGTCGGCCAACAGCCGCTTGATCAGCCGTGTCGGCCGCGGCGTCGTCGTCACCAATTGCCGCGGCCGGTCCCCCAGTCGCAGCCCGAACTGCAATTGATCGAAGGCCTCTTCCGCCCTTGGCCATTTTCCCGCCTCGTCGCACCAGGCAGCGGCAAATTGCGGTCCGCGAAACCGTTCCGGGTCCGATGCCGTCATGATCGACGCCTCGACCCCATTGGGCCAGACCAGCCGATTGCCCCCGCGCAGGATCGGTCTCTCATCGTCGGGGTGCACCGCGATAATGCCGCTTTCGCCGCGCACCATGATGCTCAGCGCTTCGGTCATCGTTTCGCCCACCAGCGCAATCGGCGACACCCGCTCCCGCGCCAGTGCACGCACCCATTCCGCGCCCGCCCGTGTCTTGCCCGACCCGCGCCCGCCCATCAGCAGCCACGTCGTCCAGTCGCCTGCCGGCGGAAGTTGCTTGGGAAAGGCCCATTTCTGCCAGTTGAAGAGCATCGTCTCGACATCTACGTCTTCAAGCCGTTCGACCTGTTCTTTCTCTGTCAGGCGCGGTCCCTGGACAGGTGCATTGTCCCAAACATCCGTCTCGGTCACGCCCCGCCCCTATCGTCTGTTAAACTGCTCCAACTGCTTGACGAGTTTAGCCCGCATGGCCGTCATGTCCTTGCGGCTCGCCGGTTCCACATCGGGCTTGGTCGCCCCCTGCTTGATCAGCGTGTCGAGCGTTTTCACCGTTTCGCTCAGCGCCTTGACCTGTTTGTCGATCGGTTCGTCCACCGCCTTCTCCAACTGTCTCACCTGCTTGTCCAAAACCCTGAGCATCCGCGCGACGATGTCGCCATGCTTGGGCACCCGAGCCCGCGAACTCAGCCAGCCTTCCAACTGCCGGCGATAGCGCAACTGCATCTCGGAAATCCCATGCCGCTGGCAGATCACCGACGGCAAAAACAGCCGGCCTTCATACTCTTCCCGAATGGTCTCCCAATCGGGCTTGCGCGCGTCGTCCAT